CAGGACGTCAACCAGACGTTGAGGAGTTCGGCAGGTAAAGCCTACGTCTCCATACTCTCGCGTGCTATCATGCACCGACACACCGACAACAGGAAGAAACCGTACAGGGAACGACCCTAGGACTTATCTTTCAGCCTAGTCTCGAGATCGTGGTGTATAGGCGGTGACCTCAGAGGTCCATGGCGGGCGGGAAAGGTAACGGGTTTGAGTAGCAGAGGTTAGAACCTGTAAACAGGGTAATTACCTAACATGCAGAACTCCTAACCGCGCTTCTACGCGCCCAACCGACCTGGACATGACTTTTAAACCCTCAGGGTAGTCAACAACGCCATCCAACTTCCTCGATCGCGTATCTTCGATACGCCGGTTCCACCTGACCGCAATCCTCCTGACAATCGAGATCGGCGCCCTCTGCGCACACGATTTCATGCCCTGCGCGACACTGCATGTCGCAACCACTTCACCCTTTCCGACCCACAGCGCCTGCTTCGTAAAGAGAGATTGCGACGAGTTGTTTAGACTCTTTTGGCAATTCACGCTCTTCGAGGCGCATGAGGATATTATCTTCGCTGCGTATTGCCTCTTCATAGGGGGGGAGACGATCAAGTCCTCTGAAAAAGAAGACCTGTCGTTTTTGCTCAACCCGAGGCGCAAAATACGCATTTTTCATCCTGCGGTACCAGGCTTTCTCATCCCGTACCACCCTCCTCTCATAACCTTCAGCACAGCGATACGCAAGAGCAACGTCAACGGACGGGCGCGAAAGCCCCATCCAATAGCGAAGTTCAAGATTGCGCAACTCCAGTGCGAAGTTACCCGACATCCTCCATTTCCACGACGCCATCTCCCTTCGATTCATCCTCTCCTCATCAGCCGTCAAACTATCTACCCACTCGATATCTTCGGATCCGAGGGCGATATTATGTTGACAAGGGCTGGGAGGGAGGGACTTCGTAAGGGGGTCGCAGGGGTTCTCTCCTAACCTCAACTTAACGCGAGTAAAGGCTCGACCTACAAAAAGACACCGAAAAGCAAAACGACCGCGGAACCCGAGCTCATGAGGAGCAAGGTTCGTGCGAAGAATCGTAGCAAGGTGCCACTTGACAAATTCCAGGCCGGCATTAAACCGGACCTGAGCAGGGAGACCAGGACAAGCGAAAGAGGAGAAGGACTTGGAAATGGAATTGGCATAGCGAGAAGTACGGAGCATCCCAAAACGAAGAGTCGGGACGACGACAAGCTTATCTGACCTCCATCGAAGGAGGGTAGAATTCAGCGAGCCGAAGTCATCAGACACCGACGTTTTTGTGCTTTCAACTTCCAAGCCAACACATCCGACAACTTTGATCCACGACTCATAGAAGAGCGGATCACTACTCTGGAAGAGAATATCATCGCCGTTTATAAGCACGGGCATAGAAACCCGCCTTTTAAAGTGGCTAAAGATAGCCCACTTATAAGCGATGTAGTTCTGGGCGCAGAGCAGGGGGAAACTCAAAAGAGAACCCATCTGCTGGCCCGAACTAACTTGAATCTCTTCGCCGGCATGAAGAAAAATCGGACGCAGTAACCTACGTGCATAATCACGGATCCCCTCGGGGACTCGTGACGAATTACGAAGGGCTACGTTAAGTATTACTTCAGCGGCCTCCAGAGGCAAATTATCGGTCGCCGACTTATAGTCGCCAGAGACCAAAAAACCATTTCCTTTCCGAAACCCCGCCTTATCAAGCGCCGCCTGCGTGACATCACCCCTTAACAGCCAACTCTCACTAGAAAGACGATCGTAAATCGCTTTGTGGAGTGGTTTGATTACCAGACAGGAGTCTGAGAACTTCGTCAACGGACGAGGTTTCCCAGCCGACTGGACAACCATGGGTTTTGCACGGACGGAGGTATTAGGTGGGAGGGCGGTACCGAGCGTATACTCAAGGAACTCAGGATGGCTCATGGTGGTACTAAGACCACCGCCATGTTTACGGGAGTTCTCGAGAGTGGAAGACAGGGGGGGACCTGTTGTATAACAGTGCTCCCGATAAGTCTTATCCCAAGCAACGGGGAATAGACGGCCTGCTTCACGTTTGACAAACGCGAGGTAACCACGAGGAAGACAAGCGGGGGGGCGAACAACCCCCTCAACTAACCGATCCAGGAGTTCGTCGTTCATACAACGGCAAGAATCCGGAAGAAGCTTCTTAATTGATTGAAAAGCCATCCTGTGCTCCTCTACGGGAGAGGGACAGTTGGCAAGAAGAACCTTCACGGACGCCATTAGTTCTGAACAGCTATTGTAAGCTGGTTCAAAGATGATCGGCTCCTGGGCGAAAATGCGGCACCATGTGGAAAGGGCTCGACGGACTGTACCAATGGTCCGGCGGCTCGAAACGCGACAGTGTCGCTGATGGGGGCCTCTCGATCTCATCTCATCAATCTTCATGATGTAAAAACAGAAGGCGACAATCTGAATGCTAAACTCGACGAAAGTTGAGTTTTCT